TTCGTAAGTCAAGAGATCAGAGCAGCAGAAGATCCTGAGTTCGAGACGTTCTACACAAAGAACATCCTATTGAATGAAGGACTACGTGCATGGTTGGCACCTGCCGATCAACCACATGAAAACTTCATCTTCCCTGAAGAAGTTCTACCACGAGGTAACGCACTGTGATTAAATCACTCTTCAGTTTTATATTTGCTGCGGTGATGTGGGTACAAGTCCCACAGTGGAGCGATGACTGGAGTAAGTGCGCTGTTGATGTGCCAGACACAGCATGTCATTGGTACATCACAGCACCTGATAGCACCATGGGTGTTGGATTTAGTTGGGAGAATGCTCCCTGGTTCAGTGCTGAAGGTCTCCTAGACATTGGAGAACTTCACAACACAGTTCAATCTCTGCAGGAAGCATGAATAACTTTGAACTTTTGATATACTTTGTGTGCTTCGCTGCCATTGGTGGTGCTGCCTTTGCTATGATGTGGGCTAACATTCAATCTATCAACGTAGAGATGAATACACCCAAACCAAAGCACCCTGAAGCACCTGAAGCAGGTGAAGAGGTGATGTATGTAGATCTATCCAGAGAAAAACTGGAAGATCTTTATAAAGATTCTTTTAATTCTTAATAAGTCTAAAAAATAAATATATAAATTATTAGGGGGGTTGCAAAGACCCCCCTTTTTTGATATAATAAAAAAAATTAAAGTACTATGACTGAAGAAAACCTAATTGTTGATGTTGAAGCTCAAGAAGTTATTGACGAACCTGCTCAACCAGAACAACCAGAGCAACCAAAGATGTCGTACCAAGAAAGGAAATCATTAGAACGATCAAGGGCAACTACACTAAATAAAATGTTGAAAAATTATCGCCGTCAACAAAAAAACCCTCTTACTATTGCCAAAAAATTAGGATAGGAGTTTAGAATGCAAGCAGTAGTTTACACAAAGGAAAATTGTCAGTGGTGTGATAGAGTCAAACAACTTTTTAAAGCAGTTGAAATTGATTATCTAGAATATAAGTACAATAAAGATTTTAATAAGAATCAATTCTATAATGAATTTGGGGAGGGTGCCACTTTTCCTCAAGTATCAATTGGAATGAAACACATCGGTGGATGTAAAGAAACACTTCAATATTTGCAAGAGCAAAAAATCTTATGACTCGCACTGAAACAATCACTCAATTTGTAGATACCATCTTGGATGAGTATGTAATTACTAAGAAGAAAATTCGTGTTGATTTCTTCAAGTATCTGCAATCCGAAGATATTGATAGGAAAACTATCAATGAATATACATCAGACAAATTTCATTTTGTCACAGATCTCTTAGATGAGGTTGATGGTGCTCTTGATGGTGATAGGTTTCTAGTTGAAGCTTATGGTGGTTATAAAAAATCTGAACTAAAAGAACTTAAGTGTTTATTGGAAAGATTTATACATGATGTAGAGAAATATAAAGATTCCAAAAAAATTGTTCGCCGCAAGAGAAAGAAAAATCCAGATCAGCTGACCAAGGACTTGCACTTAATCCAAAAGCCTGTTATAATAGGAGAGGAAAAATACACTCCCGTTTCCAAGACGGAGATCATTGACTCTAAGTCAGTGTTCCTAATCAACATAAAAACCAATGAAATTCTTTTTTTGACAGGTAAAAAACTTTCTTGTACTGGTGCAAGGATTATTAATTACGATGAAGAACTTTCTGGCATTAAAAAAATTAAAAAGATTGATCAAACAATCAAAACTATTATGTCAGTAACATCTTTAAATTGTTCACGATCATTCGGTGAACTACCAAACAAAATTAGATCAGTGCCCAAAACAGTTTCTCCAAACTACTTTCCATTGAGAGTTATTAAATGACTGACATACCCGAGAAGTATCTAAATACTAACGTAAGGGCTATGTTAAGTGGAGGCAACGTAGAAACTGAACCGGAACCAGAACCAGAATATGTTCTTTGCTTAGATAAATTATTTTCTTGTTTCAAGAAAAAATATCGAGTAAAGTTAAAAATTATTAAGGAAGAACCTTAAGGAGAGGATCATGACAGAAGTAACTACACTAGTGCTCAGCTTTTTATTCTGTCTTGTGGGTGTGGGCCTGGGTTTCATTTTTGGATGGTTTGGTAATGAATACTATACATCATTCATGGAGCTAACAGCTACACAGAATATGAATATTCATCCAGAGATGTTAAACGATCAGGGTTTTATGATTGAAGAAGAACTTTTGTCCGTTAGATTTATAGACGAGGAGGAATACGAAGAGGACTAACTATGATTTTAGTTGACATGAATCAATGTATGATCAGTAATCTGATGGTACAAGTGAAAAATAGTAATGGACTTGATGAAGATCTAGTTCGGCACATGGTCTTAAATTCTTTAAGACATTATAAAAAAACATTTGGTAATGAGTTTGGCGAACTAGTTCTTTGTTATGATTCTAAATTTTATTGGAGGAAGAAAGAGTTTCCTTTCTATAAACAGAACCGTAAAAAAGATAGAGAAAATTCATCGCATGATTGGAATGCTATCTTTGAATGTCTAAACAAAATTAGAGACGAAATTAGAAACAACTTTCCATATATTGTCATGGATGTATATGGCGCAGAAGCTGATGACATCATCAGTATTTTGATCAAGAATAATTCTAGTAAGGATAATCCAGAAAAAGTTCTTATCATGTCTGGTGATAAAGACTTCCTTCAACTAGGTAAGTATTCTTTCGTTTCTCAATATAATCCAGTACAGAAAAAATACATCACTCTTGATAATCCCAAAGAATTTTTGATGGAGCATATCATTAAGGGAGATCGAAGTGATGGTATTCCAAACTTCTTATCTGATGATGATACATTTGTATCTGGTAAGAGACAGAAACCAATCAACAAAAAAAATCTGGTGAAGTGGATTTCTGCAGATCCAAAAAGTTTTTGTACTGATATTCAATTGAAAAATTATGAACGCAATAAAAAATTAATTGATCTGAGTTGCATTCCAGAAGACATTCAAACTGAAATTGTCTCCGAATTCAATCGGTTAAATAGTACTGTAAAACAAGGAGTTACAATTAATTACTTCTTAAAAAATAAACTGACTACACTATTAAATGATATAGAGGATTTTTAACTATGGCTGAATTACCTGTAGAAAAATTGTTGATCTCTGAAGTTCTTCAGAAGATCTCTAACGCTAAAACTAAAAAAGAAAAAGTTACACTACTCAAGAAGTATAAGAGTCCTGCTCTACAATCTATTCTCATTTGGGGATATGATGAGTCTGTAAAGAGTATGGTGCCACCAGGTGATGTTCCATACACTCCCAATGACACGCCAGAGGGTACAGAACACACGTTGCTCTTCCATGAGTACAAGAAACTATACCACTTCGTTAAAGGTGGTAATGACAAGCTAGCCAAGGGTCGTAGAGAGATGATGTTCATCCAACTACTAGAAGGCCTTCATGAATCAGAAGCAAAGGTTCTATGTCTTGTCAAAGATAAACAATTAAATAAAAGATATAAAATTACTAAAGCATGTATTTCTGAAGCTTATCCAGAAATTCAGTGGGGAAATCGTTCATAGGAAAAACATATGGTATTATCAGGAACTGATATAGCTAACTTTAAATCTGTGTATAGTGTCGTCTGCATTCATGTAAACTGTGATCCTTCGGCTGCTAAAGATAAAAGTCTACCACGTAGTGCTTATCTAGTACATTGTGACAATGGAACTGAAGTCTGGTATGATATAGTTATGGGTTCAAAACTTGACATCTTCCATGCATACTATGATAAGTATGGAAATGTTGTTAAAGATATAGCATGGACTGATGGAAAAATAGTCCCTAAGCTCTGGAACTATGTCCAGAAAGAAGACACCAAAAAGAAAAATTAATTATGACTTCACAAATGACCGCTCAATTAGTTTCTGTCACTCCCGATGCAGAAAAAACTATGGCATATATTGCCAGAGTTTCTAACCCATCTAATCAGGACAACGAAAAGTATGCAGGTCTTTTAGGATATTGTATTAAGCACAATCACTGGTCTGTATTTGAACAAAGTTCTATGACTTTGGAAATTGATACTACTAGAGCTATTGCAGCTCAAATTTTAAGACATCGTAGCTTTACATTTCAAGAGTTCAGTCAGAGGTATGCTTCTAGTGCTATCTTATCAGATAAGATTCCTCTTCCAGAACTTCGTAGACAGGATACAAAGAATCGTCAGAACTCTATTGATGACCTTGATCCTTTCATCACTCAGAAACTAGAGATGCAAATGCAGACTCTATTTGATTCTTCTATGGCACTGTATCAACAAATGCTTGAATCTGGGGTAGCGAAGGAGTGTGCTCGTAATGTGCTACCTCTCTGCACACCAACTAAAATTTATATGACTGGCTCATGCAGGTCATGGATTCATTATATTAATTTGAGATCTGCAAATGGAACACAAAAAGAACACATGCAAGTCGCAGAATCATGTAAACAAATCTTTATTGAACAGTTCCCTACAGTTGCAGAAGCACTGGAATGGATTACAGTTGATTGACATATGAAGAATCGTATGGTATTCTAAAGAAGATAAGGAAACAAAATCCTATTGATCACAGATTATGAACATTTTTGTTACTGATCAAAGTCCATCTAAATCTGCACAAATTCTTCCAGACAAACACATTGTCAAAATGCCTCTTGAGTGTTGTCAGATGCTTTCGATTATATACTCATCTTGGTATTACGACTGGGGTCCTATCCATAAAATAAATGGTGAACCCTATGCTACTAAGAAAGGTGCATTTCGTAATCATCCCTGCACTAAATGGGCAGCAGAGAATATATTCAACACTGCATGGTTAATCGCTCATGGTACTGCATTGTGTATGGAGTATACACATAGATATAATAAAGTACATTCATGTAGTCACGCTTTATTTGAAGCAAAGAAAACTTTTCATCGTAAAGCAGATAAACCAATTATATACCACACACAAGCACAAAATTTTGCACGAGCAATGCCCGATGAGTTTAAACTTGACACAAGCATTGACACTTTTACTGCTTACAAAATGTACATTAGCAGCAAACCTTGGGTTACATCTAATTATCTTCGTGACCCATCCCGTAAACCAGATTGGATTTAATTATGCCAACATACCCAGTAATAAATAAAACCACTGGAGAGAAAAAGGATCTCTCAATGACCATGAAAGAATATTGTTCTTGGAAGGATGAGAATCCCGAATGGGATAAAGATTGGTCTGCAGGATGTGCTTCTTCTGTCAGTGAAGTTGGAGATTGGAGGAACAAAGTTCCTGGAGATCTTCAGAAAAAAATCAATAACATTAAAAAAGGACATCACGGTTCTACAATTCAGGGATTCTAAGTATGCCAAGATCGAGAAAAAAAACTACGCCAGATATTAATGGCATGTCTGCAAAACAAATGAAACGCAGGAAGCCAATCAACTCTGATATGTTGGTGGGAATTGAACCACTAACACCAGCACAAGAGAAAGTATATGCAGATTGGGCATCTGATAAAAATCTTTTTATGTTCGGTGCTGCTGGTACTGGTAAAACTTTTATTGCTCTCTATCTTGCTCTCAGAGAAGTTCTGAAAGAAGAAAGTCCATATGATAAAGTTTATGTTGTACGGTCCTTAGTTTCTACTAGAGAAATTGGTTTCCTACCTGGTGATCATGAAGATAAATCATCTCTTTATCAAATTCCATATAAAAATATGGTAAAATTTATGTTTGAGATGCCAGATGACAATTCATTTGAAATGTTATATGGTAACTTAAAAACACAAGAGACTATTTCCTTCTGGTCAACATCATTCATTCGTGGTACTACATTTGATCGTGCTATCATTATTGTGGATGAATGTCAGAACCTGAACTTCCATGAACTTGATTCTATTATTACCCGTGTTGGTGAAGACTGTAAAATTATTTTTGCAGGTGATGTTCAACAAACTGATTTGGTAAAAGCAAATGAAAAGAATGGTATTCTAGACTTTATGAGTATCCTTCGTTTGATGGATGAATTTGGTATGACTGAATTTGGTGTTGATGATATTGTTAGGTCTGGATTAATCAAGAGTTATCTGATCAGTAAGATTAGTCTAGGATTCTGATGTTCAATCATGTAAAGGTAGACTTACCTGATAAGTTAACTAGAGAAACTATTGATGGTAAGAGATACTATAAAGTCCCTGGACATGAGAATAAGAAATTAGTCTCTGTTACTACTGTTACTGGTTTTCAATCCGCTAAATCTATTGCGGCGTGGAGAAAACGTGTAGGTAATGAAGCAGCTAATAGAAAGTCTAGACGTGCTGCCAGTAGGGGAACTGGTATGCATACTCTCACTGAACATTATCTAAGGAATGAGGAGTTACCGAAAGCTCAACCTCTATCAGAATTTTTATTTAAGTTTGCTAAAACAGAATTAAATAAGATAGATAATATTCATGCACTAGAAACTCCCCTATATAGTTTTAAGTTAGGTATTGCAGGAACCGTTGATTGCATCGCTGAGTACAACGGTGAACTTGCAGTAATTGATTTTAAAACTTCAGAAAAACCTAAACCTGAAGAATGGATTGAAGGTTATTTTGTGCAAGCTGTTGCATACGCTTGCATGTTATACGAGTTAACTGGTATAATAGTCAAGAAACTTGTTATCATTATGTCCTGTGAAAATGGAGAATGCGTCGTCTATGAAAAGTATCACAAAAGAGAATACATTAGAAAACTTACTCAGTATATACGAGAGTGGAAGCTTGCTCATGAATAAAAGTAAAGAAGCTATCAACGAAGTTCTTGAAGAAAAATTCATGACTTCGAGTAAGTTTTCTATGGAGATCGAGAACATTGTAAAGTCTAGTAATGGACAATTAAATTACATTGAAGCTATTCTTACTTTTTGCGAAGAGAATTCGATTGAGTTTGAATCAGTATCAAAGTTACTGTCCAAGACATTAAAAGAAAAACTTAAGTATGATGCCCAACGGTTATCATTTATGAAAAAATCTTCTAGGGCAAAACTCCCTATTTGATATGGATGGGTACGAGGTTTATAAGATATACCTTGCTCTAAAACTACATTTCACCAAAGATAAATATAACTTCTTTACATTCAATGGTAAGTCTAGAGCAAGCCTGTCTTCATTTGAAAAAAGAAATGATAGATATTTCTTTAAAAAACTAGGTACAAAATTTAATAGAGAAGAGATTATAGAGTTTTTTGTAAGTCACTTTATAGAAAACGAAAATACCTGGATAGGTAATATCTCTATACACAAATCAAAGACATACGCTGGATGGAAAAATAAGATCCAGAGTATGTCATTCAATTTTAAACAAGAACTAGAATCTTTACTTGATGATAATGATAGTTTAGATGATCTGTTCAAAATCCATGATGGCAAACATCCGATTATATTAAGAGAACATTTATCGGGTAATGTTTGTATAGAGACCATGGTCATTTTAAACACCTTGGTTAACTATGTTCCATATTTTACTTCTAGTATTGCTGATCCCATTGTTTGGCCGGATATCAAAAAGAAAGTAGTAAAATACGAACCTTTCCTGTCAGTGGACAAGTCTAAATATAAAGGTATTCTGTTAAAGTTATGCAATTCTTCGACAATGAAATAGTTCGTTCTGAAGCTGCAGAAATGATGCAAATTTATGAGGACATTATAGACCTCATGGGATCTGCAAAATTTAAAACTCCAGAGGGACTCAATCAATACTTAGTTAAAGTATCTCGTATGATTGAATTACAAGAGATGATTTATTTTCGCGCTAAATATTCTAGCGAAGAAGATGCACAAGAATTTGTAAACTTTTTAAAATTATCCTTTCCGCTAGTAGCTGTAAAGGGTGAGACAGATGTCACTGATTCCTTTCGCAGAATGAAATCTGATATTGAGAGGATGAAGGAGTCAATAGACCTTGACTAACCCCCGCCCATCTGGTATAATAGCTAGGTGGTCGAACCACAAAGGCCAAATACGTACAAATACGGAGAACACACATGTCATTTGCTGCACTCAAAAAAAATTCTAACTCATCATTTGAGAAACTGACTCGCGAACTTGAGAAGGTTGCTAGTAGTCAACAAAGTTCATCTAATGATGATCGTTTCTGGAAACCAGAACTGGATAAGTCTAGTAACGGTTATGCAGTTATTAGATTCCTACCCGCACCTGATGGAGAAGATCTTCCATGGGCTAAGTTGTTTAGTCATGCATTCCAAGGTCCAGGTGGATGGTATATCGAGAACTCGTTGACTACGATTAACAAGTCTGATCCTGTTGGTGAAATGAATCGTGAACTGTGGAACAGTGGTCGTGATTCAGATAAAGAAATCGCACGTAAACAGAAACGTAAACTGTCCTACTACAGCAACATCTATG